CGGAACCCATCAGGGCCAGCGGTCGTGCTGACCGCACAAAAGGCCGGACACATGACCGCAGGCAACCCGCTGCATCAGATTGCCATCCACTGCCCTTGAAGCCCGGGGGCCATCCACACATGCTATGATTGGGCTTTCTCGATCATCATTCGCGCCGCGGCGACGTCGGCAAAGGTGCGATCATCGCCCTCCAGCAGCGCGGTCTCACCGACCGTTTCCTGCCAGCGGCGCACGATGACGTCGGCATAGGCGGGGTCGATCTCCAGCAATACGGCACGCCGCCCCGTGCGCTCCGCTGCGATCATGGTCGTGCCCGACCCACCGAAGCAATCCAGCACCGTGTCGCGCGGCTTGCTGCTGTTGCGGATGGCCCGCTCCACCAGCGCCACCGGCTTCATCGTCGGATGCAGATCGTTCCTGGCCGGCTTGTCGAAGTGCCAGACATTCCCCTGGTCACGTGCGCCGCACCAATAGTGCTGGGCGCCAGCCTTCCAGCCATAAAGCATGGCCTCGAACTGCTGGTGGTAGTCGGCCCGGCCGAGCGCGAATGTGTTCTTCGCCCAGATGATCGTGCTCGACCACTTCCCGCCCGCCTCCTGCCAGACGCGATGCAGCGTCGGCCATTCCGAGGAGGACATGCAGACGTAGCAGGCGCCCTTGGTGACCGAGAGCAGGTTGGCCAGCGCGGGGCGGAGGAACTCCGGAAAGCCGCCGCCGAGCGCGTCATTGGCGATGGTCATCTTGGCGACGGTGCCGCCCTCGTAAGCGACATTATAGGGCGGATCGACGAAGCCCATGTCGGCCAGGTGGCCGGCGCCGAGCGCGCGCTGGACGTCGACTAGGTTCGTCGCGTCGCCGCACAGCAGGCGATGCTCGCCACAGCGCCAGAGGTCGCCGGTCCGCGTGACCGGCACCACCGGTGGCGGTGGCGCCTCGTCGGCATCAGCGCCGAGGCCGGCATCGGCAGCCGCAAGCAGCCGGTCTAGTTCCATGCCCGAGAATCCGAGCACATCCAGATCGACCACCGCCTCGTCACGGATGCGCGCGATTTCCGCCGCGAGCAGCGCCTCGTCCCAGCCGGAGTTTAGTGCGATCTGGTTGTCCGCCAGACGGAGTGCGCGCGCCTGCGCGGGAGAGAGATGGCCGAGCTGCAGCACCGGCACGGAGGCAAGCCCGAGCTGCTTCGCCGCCATGACGCGGCCGTGGCCGGCGATCAGCACGCCCTCGGCGTCGACCAGCACGGGGTTCACGAAGCCGAACTCGGCGATGGAGGCGGCGATCTGCGCCACCTGCGAGGGTGAGTGCGTGCGGGCATTCTCGGCGTAGGGCACGAGGGACGCGATCGGCAGAGGCGAGACCACGAGGTCAGGGTGCACCGGCGGTGGCCTCCATTCGCGCGGCGGCGACGGCGTCGTAATCCGGCCCAATGCCGTGGCCGCTGTCGTCCAGGATCACCGGCAGATCGGGATGCAGCATCCTCCACCGGGCGATGGCAAGGTCGACATAGGCCGGCGCCAGCTCGATCGCGCGCACGCCGCGGCCGGTGCGCTGGCCCGCCAGGATGGTGGTGCCGGAGCCGCCGAAGGGCTCGAACACGACGTCGCCCTCGTCCATGTAGGCCCGCATCAGGAACTCCGGCAGCACCACGGGGAACACCGCGGGGTGCTCCGTCTCGATCCCGCGGCCCTTGTGGCGGGTCAGGCGCAGCACGTTATCCGGGATCCGGAAGTCCTGCACCGGCAGGCCGGCATGCTGGTATTCTGAGATGGTGCCATCGGCGGCGCGGAGGCCGCTGCCCTTGTTCGGCGTGCCTGCCCATTTGCACGGCACGATCTTGTTCGCCTGGCGGGCCTGGCGGTTGAAGTGGAAGACGAACTCGAAGGCCGGCGCGAGGCGACCGTTCCAGTCGCCGGGCAGGCCGGGCCCCTGGTCCCAGGTGTAGAGCCCAAACCGGCGCCAACCGCGGCCGCGCATCCAGTCGAGCCATCCGGCCCAATAGGGCTGCCATTCGTTGTCGCGGTGGATCAGGCCCAGGTTGACCAGCACCTGGCCGTCTGGCCTCATGGCCACGTCGAGATGCTGGAACACACCCTGCATCAGGGCGTCCCAATCGGTGACGCCGCCGGTGGTGTAGTCCCGCTGGTTACCATAGGGCGGCGATGTGAACAGCAGCGCGGCACGGTCCTCGCCCATCACCCGCGCCACGCTGGCGGCGTCGGTGCTGTCGCCGCAGAGCAGGCGATGGTCGCCCAGCAGCCAGAGGTCGCCGGGGCGGGTAACCGCCTGACGCGGTGGCTCCGGTTCGGCATCGGCGGGATCCTCCGCCGGCTCCTCCCCGGCGCCCGCCGCGCCTGCCGCACCGCCCCCCTCGGCCTGATCCGCGGACAGAGCCTCGGGCGCGTCGCCGTTGGACACGGCATCTCCAGCCGCCTCGAGGATGTCCGCGAGCTCATCCGCTGAGAAGCCGAGTGCCGCGAGGTCGATGTCCTGCGCCGACTGCACCGCGGCGAGCGCATCGCCCAGCAGCGCCTGGTCCCAGGTCGCGTTCTCCGCGATGCGGTTGTCGGCGAGGCGCAGTGCCTCCTTCTGCACCGCGGACAGGTGCCGCAGCACGATCACCGGCACCTTGGCCATGCCGAGTGCCGTCGCGGCCTCAAGCCGGCCATGGCCGGCGATGAGCACGCCTTCCTCATCCACCAGCAGCGGATTGGTGAACCCGAAGGCCAGCATGCTGGCCTTGATCTGCTCCAGCTGCTCGGCGCTGTGCATGCGGGCGTTGCCGGCATGCGGGCGCAGTTCCGCCACCGGACGCAGCAGGATCTTCGCCGCCATCCAGGGGAGCGTCATGGGACCATCCGGTTTGCAGGTGGTTTGCAGGGCCGCGGCGCGGCGTCAGTTTGCAGCTAACGATTTGAAGCCACAGGCGAAGGCTGCAAACCGCAACCCATATTTTCGGCCTGGCGCTAGCGATGTTGCGCGCTTCCGCCCCCCGCATACAGCGGGGCCAGGAAGGACCCTGCGGCTCGAGAGCCACTGTCTCGATCGAGCCGCAGCGTGGCTCTTCAGCCGCGGCGCTCTCGCACCTTCTCTACGTGTCTTGCTTCTAGCCTTATCGATTTCGGAGCCGCTACGGGGTGAATTGTAACAGCGGGATCGGGGCGATGGTGACCGCCCCGATCATCCCGCGTCACGCCGCCCTCACTCGTGGCATCAGCCCGAAGTGCACGGCGAGAATGCCAAGGGTTCCGACCAGGATGCCCTGTCCCACTGGGCCGTGCACCGTCCGTCCGGCCCAGCCCTGACGCATCGACCACTCGCGGACCGAGAACTCGAGACCGATGACAAACCACGCGCAGGAGCCGCAGGGGCTGTCCTGCCCCCCCAGCGCATCGAGCGCCGCAGCGACGCGGCGCCGTGCCTCGACCTGCATCGTCGAGAGCGTGTCGACGCGCGTGCCTGGGATGCGCATGATCTGGGACGTTGACATGCTGTCGAAGCAAGCGGCGCGGAACAGCCCGCGGAAGATCTCACCCGCTTCGTGCATCTGCGGCGTGATGCTGCCGTGCGCCAGCATCAGCCCGAGCGTGTCCACGGCGCGGCGATGCTGGACTGGGCTGCCGGTCTCGGGATCCGCCTCGCGGATCGGCTCCGAGAAGCCACCATGCTGTAGCCGCCACTTCGACGGCTTCGCCAGATCGTCGTGCTTCGGCTTCGCCACCTTGGGCTTGCGCTTACCGGCCATCGTGGTTCTCCCCGTTTCGACGCCCCCAGCGCCGATTGGCTTCGTTGGTGATGGCCTGACGGAGCCAGTCGTCCGTGATGTCGGCGACAGGCAGCGCGGCCACGCCGTGCCGATGCCAAGCGGCGGCGCGCATGGCGTTCACCTCGCTGTCGTTGGTCGGGCTACGCGTCCCGCGGTCGAGGCAGGACCGGGGCGGCAGTGGTGCGCCGTGCATGCTCATGCGCGGCCTCCCGTGGGGTCGGTGGCCCAGAGCAGAAGGGCGATGGCATCCGCCTCGTTGTCGTCGGCCGGCGCGAAGCCGCGAGCCTGGATGGCGGCGACCATCTTCGCCTTGTCGGCATTGCCCTTGCCGGTAGCGTAGCGCTTGATCGTGCCGACTGGGACGCCCTCGTAGGGGACGTCGTGCTCCTCGCACCAGGCGGTCAGCATGCCGAGGAATCCGCCGTAAATGTGAGCCGCGTCGGTGCCGGCATGCGCGCGGACCTCCTCGAACACGATCCACGCCACACCGCCGGACAGGGCGGCGACCTCGGCCAGCCATCCGCGGAAGCGCAGGAAGCGCATCCCGCCGCCTTCGAAGCGGCTGGGGCGGAACGTCATGGTCCCCGAGGTGATGCCGCCGTCCTGGCCGCGCAGCGCCCAGCCGGTGGTGGTGCCGAGATCCAGGGCGAGCACGGCGTGGTGTGCCAGGCTGATTGCGGGCGGGACGATGATAGGTGGCCCGCTTGCATGGGCGGCGGGCATGGTGAGAGTCGTGGCTGCCATGGTGGTCTCCGGAAGGGGATCGTCCTGGTGAGGGCGGCGACGGCGCGGTTCTTGGCGGAGCTCGCCGTCGCTGCCCGGCTTGGGGTTGGCCTGCGTCCGGCGGCCCGATCGCTGGCGGCCAGTGCCGCCCCAACCCAGGACCCAACCGGGTCCAACCTGCGGCGACCTCGCAGGAAGAATTTTCTTGCAAAATCAGCGCATTATGTGGGCGTGTCCCAACGTCCCAACCTGGGCCGACATCCCCTAAACCTATAAGGAGAATGTATGTCCGGCCCGACCCAGACCTTCCGCATCTAGGTTTCAGACCCGTTGGGACGGTTGGGACGTTGGGACCACCGGCCGTAACCAACTGATTCTGCATTGAGATTTTCTGTCCCAACCTCGACGAGGGGGTTGGGACCGCGGGGCGAGGTTGGGACAGGAGCGAAGCAGCCGACATCACGAGCTGCCCTGCGGGCGCGGTGCCCGGTAGCGCCACTCCCGCGCATCCCGGCCCGAGGCGCCCGATTTGTACCGCTCCCACTTCCTGGCCTTCAGGAAACTGGAGACGCGCATCTGATCTGCCCGGGTCCATTTCGCCGGCTCGATGCTGAGCGCCTGCTCCAGCACCTCGCCGACGGAGACGTCGGTCAACGGCGTCGAGCGCGGCACGTGGCGGTCCTGCCAGTCGTCATAGTTGCCGAAGCCGACATTCACGCTGCGCCGCTCGGAGACCAGCCAGCGCTCGATCAGCGCGTCCCATGCATCCGGCTCGTAGCGGGCCTCCTGCTCGGCGGTGGCGGAAGCGATAAGGTCGCGGTCCTCCAGCCACCACGGCGCGCCTACGCTGAACCGAGCGACGGCCTCGGCCCAAAGCTGGTCGCGGTCGCGGCGCAGCCCGTCGAGGTCAATCTCCCCGCAGCGCAGCGGCCAGAAGCGGCGATTGCCGGTTTCATCCCGCAGATAGGTGTCGGGATTCACGCTGCCGGCGAAGACGCACTGCCGCGGCACCGTGACCACGTACCGTTCATAGGGCGGCCGGTAGCGATCGGAGGTACGGGTGAGGAAGGCCTTGATCCGCGACACCTCGGCCCTGCCGATCGCGTCGAGTTCGGCCATCTCGATGATCCACACGCCACGCATCTGCTGCGCGGCGTCCTTCGAGCCGATCTCCGCCAGTTCGTCGGTGAACCAAGCATCCGAGGCGAGCACCTTCAGCGCCGTCGACTTCCGGATGCCCTGTGGTCCCTCCAGGATCAGCATGTGATCGGCCTTGCAGCCGGGGCGCATGATCCGCGCGACGGCGGAGATCATCCACAGCGAGGCCATGGCCCGGTTCAGTGGCGTGTCCGCGGCGCCGAGATAGGTCACCGCCCATGCGTCGAGGCGCAGTGTCCCATCCCAGGCGAGCGCGCGGAGGTAGTCCTGCACCGGATGGATGCGGATGTTGCGGGCGACGGCCACGACGCTGCGCCCCACCACGACGGGCGGGACGTTGATCTCGTGGCGCTGCAGCCATTCGGCGCAGCGCACGTCGTCCGCATCGCCCCAGGCCCGCGGCAGGGTGCTGGCGGTGGGCTCCCAGGGCAGGGCGCGGGTGACCAGGATCTCCTGCGCAAACTCGTCGAACACCAGCGCGCCGGCGAACGCCGCATCGAGCGACAGCGCGGTGATCACATTCGCCTCGTTCCGCTCCGGCGTGCCGCTGGGTTCGAGGCGGAGCAGAGCGGCCCAGCGCGGCCGGATCGGCGCTTGGTTCACATCGCCCGTGGTGTTGAGGCGGCGCCGCAGCTCGCCGAGCTGCTTTTCCAAGATGGAGACGGCGATGCCGGTCGCGGATTTGATGCCGCCGAGGACCTGGCGCTCGGGCAGTGGCTCGAGGCGGAGGGTAACCAGGCGGCCCAGCAGCTGGGACAGCGGCGCCATGTCAGGCGGGTTGGTGAGCGTGGCCGCGGCCGCCAGCAACTCCTCCGCGGTGGTGGGTGGCGAGGCCTGATCACCAGCGGCCGCCGGCGCGGCAGAATCCGCTGCCGTCACGCCATGCCGCAGGTCGTCGTTGAAGTCGTCGCCATGTAGCGGCGCGAGGATGTGGGAGGGGATGTTGGCGAGGTTCAGCTGGTCCGCCAGCGTGGCCGCGGCCTGCATGCCAGGGAGGCCAGCGTCAGCGAAGATGGTGACGTGGGTGGTGCCGTCCGGCCACCGCCAACGCCGCAGCCCATCCGCGGAGAGCGCCGCCATGGTCGGCACGGCGAAGATGGCCTGCGCCGAGAGCGCGGTCTCGATCCCCTCGGCGACGCCGATCCGGCCGTCCTCGGGGAAGCGCGCCAGGCGCACCGCGCCGCCGGCAATGGGCCCCAGCATCTTCTTCCCCGGCGGCGCCTTTCCCGAGCCGTCGTCCAGCAGGTAGGTCCGGTGGATGCCGCCTGTGGGCTCGCCAGCACCGTCGCGGGCGACCGCCACCATCCCGGCCCAACCACGCTTCGTGTCGAAGTCAGGAAGGTCCGGGTGGAACAGCAGGTCAGGGCTGTCCGGCACCTCCAGCCCGCGGCTGCGCAGGTAGGTCTCGGCCACCGTGCCGGCGAGCGGCTGGCAGCCCTCCAGCAGTCGCGCCACCTCGCGGCTATGGTCCGGCCTGGGCTCCTGGGGCCGCGGACTGGGCGCGGGCTGCTCCATCTGGGCCAGCCGGGCTGCCTCGGCGAAGAGCCGCGCCTCGGTCAGCCCCGTCGCGTGATAGACCATGTCGATCGGCCCGGCGCTTTCGCCGGTGGCGTGGTCGAAGCCCCATCCTGCGAAGCGACCCTCGAGGTGCAGGACGCAGGATCCCTCACCACGGGGGCGGCGTCCTGACAGGTCGGCGCAGCGCAGCGTCTTCCGGTCCTGCGCGCGGACCGCCTGCGGGAACAGCGCCGGCAGCCATTCGCGTGCCGTGTCCGCCAGCCTGCGCCGCACCTCGGCCAGATCGTGCCGAGCCGGCAGCACAGGGCCGGCGTCGTTGAGATCGATGCATGCTGACGCGGTGACGGCGGGATGGGGCTCGGCGTTCATGCGAGGATCACCAGGCCCTGCTCGGCGCGGGTGATGGTGGTGTAGAGCCAGCGGCGGCGATCGAGCTCCGTCCGGCCGAGACCATCGTCCCACACCACCACGTTCTCCCACTGCGAGCCCTGGCTCTTGTGGCCGGTGATGGCCCAGCCGAAGGTCGCCTCGGTCAGCGCACGCTTGGTCTTCCAGTCGCGGTCGTGGCGCTGCTTGTCGAAGGCGATGTGATCCTCGAAGTGCCCCTTGTAGATGCGCAGCCGGCCGCGGCTGCCGTCCTGCTGCGGCGGCCCGATGCGATTGCCGTCCTCGTCGGTCACCACCGCCGAGAAGTAGTGGGTCCCCTCATCGACGACGGCGTCGAGCGAGAGGAACATCCCGTTGATCAGCCCGAGGCCGTTCTGGTTCTTCAGGCAGACGATCTTCTCGGCGGGGCCGGTGGGCAGCCAGCCTGGCCCAAAGCCGGCAGCCTGGCGCATGGCGTTGTTCAGCTGCAGGCGCGTCGCGTTCATGCCGCAGATGACCTGGCCACCGCGCAGCGCCTGTTCCGGCGTCACGTCGGATTTGCGCATCTTCCAGACGTGGGTGTCGTACTGCCCGAAGCCGATCGCCACGCCCTCGCGGGCCATGGTGGCGAGGCGGATGATGGCGCTCTCCGCCGCCTGGCGGTGGATCTCGGTGAGCATGATGTCGGGCGCATCCTTGGTGAAGGCGCCTTCGCCCTGGATGGGCGGCAGCTGGCCGGGATCGCCGAGGACCAGGATGGGCTTGCCGAAGCTCATCAGGTCGCGCGCCATGTCCTCGCCGACCATCGACACCTCATCGAGCACGATGAGCCTCGCATGCGCCGCGTCGCTCTTCGGGTTCAGCGCGAAGCGGGGCCGCTTCATGTCGGAGACGGCCTGGCGCATCGCCTCGATCGTCGCCTCGGCGGTGGTGCGATCGAAGCCCGAGAGCTGCCGAGCGCTGGCCATCGCCTCGGTGATCTTCTTTTCGGCCGCCTCGACTTCCTCCTCGGTCGCCTCGATGACGCTGTAGATCAGGCTGTGGATGGTGCGTGCGGGCGTGCCCTTGCGGCGCAGGACCAGCGCAGCCTTGCCGGTGAAGGTGGCTGTGACGACACCGGGCACACAGCCCTCGCCATCACCGCCGGCGCGATGCGGCTCGAGGCCGATCTCACCCAGTGCGAACTTCAGCACGGTCGATTTGCCCGTGCCGGCGAAGCCGAACAGGCGGAACACCTGCTGCTGCTCGGTGCCGTGCTCGAACCATGCCCGGATCGCGCTGATGGCGCGGTGCTGGGTGTCGGAGGGCGTGATGTCGCCGCTCATGCTGCACTTCCCAGTTCCATGCGGTAGTCCTTCACGACAGCCCCGCGCGACTGATCGCCGACCTCGCATTCGCGGACGAACACGCGCCGTCCGTCGGCGAGCGTGCGCCAGTGCCCACGGCGAATGTGCCAGCGCGGCGAAGCGTGTGTTCCGCCGCGAAGCGCGACTGCGGCCGCAACCTGCGTCGTATCGATTTCGGCGATGCGGTAGGTCCATCCGCGGACACCGTGCTTGGCGAGCGAAGCGCGCCGCAGCGGCGACACCACGTGTTCCCGGAGCTGTGTGCCGACCGACAGCAGGCCAAGCGCACGCCAGACCATGCCGGTGAGTGCCTGAAAGTATGGAGTGTGCTCTGCCGGATCGACGAGGGTCGGATGCGCTTCGACGTCCGCGACGCCGTCGGGCAGGAAGCTGGCCCGAGCCAAGACGTCGGTCCAGAGCTTGCGACGGGTGTCGAAGCGAAAGAGGAATGCATCAACGCCCTGCTCGGTCCTGACCGCGTAGGCAACGAGAGATGCGCCGGGATGGAGCTGTTCGGTGACCTCGAACAGCACACGCTCGTGAGGCAGCCGCAGCGGGCCGGCCATGATGGTCTGCGACAGCAGCTGGACCTCGTCCGAGTCAAAGCTGGTCTGGTCGGGAAAGAGGTAGACCGGCGCGCTGAGGACGCCGGATGCATCGACGGGACACCAGAAGCGGCTCGCGTAACGATGAATGTGGCGCTTCAGCGCGTAGGCCAGCGGCACGGGCGGAAATGGCGAAGGTGACCTCACGGGTTGGCCTCCCAGCAGCGGGCCGCGTAGGGACAGAAGCGGCAGAGGAAGAAATCGGCGTGGGCGGCGATGCGCGGGGGCAACTCGCCGGCTTCGGCAGCGCGGAGGATGTCAACGGCCCGATCGGACAGGCGCTGCGCCTCGGCTGCATCGAAGGGCACCGCCTCGTGGTGCAGGGCGAGGGTGTCGCGGTTCAGCGCGGTCAGCAGCGCCACCTCGAGCTCGAGATAGGCCATGTAGAGCTGGACCTGCGCGAAGTAGATCGGCTTGGACTGGCGCAGGCCGTGCTTGACCAGGTCGTTCCACGACTTCTGGCCGAGGGCCTTGTGCTCCCACAGGGAAGGCCAGCGGATGCCGACATCGGGACCCGCGACGATGACGCCATCGGCATGCCCACGCAGCTTTCCGCCTGCGGCGGCAAAGCCGAACTGCTCGCCATCGGCGCCGCGGTCACGCAGATCGAAGCCCGCCTGGCGGAGCCATCGGATGGACAGCGTCTCGAACTGGTGTCCCGCATCGAAGACGCGGAGGATGCCGCCGTCGAAATCGCGACCCGCATCCTTCGGGGTATGCGCCACCTCGTAGACCAGCTTTCGCGCGCAGGCCTCGCCGATCCGGCTGCCACCGAGATAGTCGCGCGGGCGCTGCCGCTGGTTGCGCGCGACCAGTGCGGCATCGACATGCGCATTGATGCGGGCGGTGGTGTCGGCCATGCCGTGCGCGGCGCGTCCGTAGACCAGGCCGGATTGGTGGTTGAGGTCGAGGATCACAGCCGCCCCCTAAAATGGGATCGGGTCGTCGAGCGGATCCCGCTCGGCGGCCTGGCGCTGCATGGATGCCTGGAAGCCGTCCACGCAGGCCTCGATGATGCGGTCGATTTCTGCCGCGCTGCGGTCGTGGAACGGCGCCATGAGGTTCAGCTCCACCAGCACCTCGGCAAGCGGCCGGCGCGCGTCCTTCACCGCGCGCTCCTCCATCTGCGTTTTGTCGATCACGCCGTTGGACCTCCGGCCCAGCGCGCCACCTGCCTCGCAACACCGCATCGAGCAGAAGCGGTGATGCGGGAATTCGCCCCAACGAAGCTGGTGGATGTAGCCGAAGCCCTTCGCCTCCCGACCGCAGAGCGCACAGGTGAGCCGACGCACCTGGTCCTCGGGCGAGCAGCCGCGCGGCTGTGGCAGGGACTGGGCCGCAGCACGCGGCTGCGCCGGCCGCGTCCAGCGGCGACGAACCATCGGCGCATCACCCGTTCAACCAGGCCGGGCCGCCTGCCGCCGGCGCCGGGGCGGGCGGAGCCGCGGGTTGCGGCGCGGCGGGGGCGGGGCTCGCGGTGGCCGGGCGTTCCCACATGCGGGGCGCCGGAGCCGCGGGCGCGGCGGCAGCCGTGCCCGACCAGGCGGGCGGCGTGGTGGCCGCTGCGGCCGGCGGACGCGCCGGCCGGTGGCTGGGCGCCGCCGCCACGCCTTCGCCGGCCATGACCTTGGCGTATTCCGGCTCGCCCGGCAGCACGACACGGTCCAGGCGATTGCTGTCGGAATACCGGGGGTCGTTGGCGGGCTCGACGCGCACCTTCGCAGCGAAGGTGATGCCGTGCAGATCGGCGAGACCGCGCAACATGCGCTTGGCCTTCGCCGCCTCGCTCATGTCCTGCGAGTCCAGCCCGAGCGCGCTGTCGATCATCGCTCGGAAGACCCCCTTGGAGATCTTCCAGCCGATCGACACACCCTGCTCGTCCACCTTCCCGCCGACGACGGTGAAGGTCTGCCAGAACTTGCGGCGGATGTGCGGGCCGGCCGTGACGGTGAACTCGCAGTCCAGCATCTTCACGTCGCTGCCCTGCGTCTTCGTCGCCTTGAGCAGACCGCGGTCGGCCTCGCCCTGGCCATCCAGTCCACCCTTGCGGAGGTGCATGATGACCTTCACGAAGCTGCCGTCCGGGATGAGGTCGGAGCCGCGCGGCAGTTCGGCATCGTTCATGTCATAGGTCATGGCATCACCCCCTTGGTGGCGTTGGTGCTGGTGGCGTTGATCTTGCGGAGCAGGGCGGCGAGGTCCGCGGGCTCGGTCTCGTCGAGACGGCCGGAGCGATCCTTCGCGGGCAGCCCGAAGCTATTGCCGGCACGGCAGACGAGGCGACGCTCGGTTCCGCGCTCCGGGTCGTATCGCCAGGAGTCACCTTCGCGGCTGAACAGCCCCATGGTGACGACCTGATCGACGATGCCCGGCAGTTCACGCGCGGCCTTGCCGCCTTCCATCTGCGGCTGCCAGGTGACCTTGCCGAACTCGTCGGTCACCTTCTCCAAGATGCCGACCATGATCGTGGTCTTGCCCGGCGCGTGCTGCAGGTGCTTCAGCAGGCCGATGACCTCGCGCGCCATCAAGCCGTAGGCGCCGCGGGTGTCCGGCTTGCCGGTCTTCTCCGAGAAGGCCTCGGGCCGCGTCTTGGCCCAGGCCATGGCCTGCCGCGTGAGGTCGGTGATGCTGTCCAGGAACACGATGGATTTGCTGGCGAGCAGCCGCACCAAGTCGGGATGCGCCGCGGCGAGATGCTGATAGTGCCCTTCCGAGAAGAACCCGGTCGGATCGGCCGCCGGGTTCACACCGCCGACCAGGCAGGCAAGGTCGATGGCATCTTCGAAGCAGCGGACAGGGATGCTGTCGCCGCGCCAGTCCTGCACCGACTTGAGGCCGGCCTCGAGGTCGATGCAGAGGGTCTTTTCGGCATGCATCGTTTGGACCTGCGTGGTCTTGCCCACGCCGCTCGGCCCGAACAGCGCCAGGGTGGTCTTGTTGACGGCGCTCGACAGGCGCTCGTCGGCCGTGACGATGCGGAGTGCCATCAGCGACCTCCCTGCATCGAGATGACGCCGTCAGCATGCGGGCTATCGCGCCGTGCGACGTCGGACATGAGGGCGAGGCGATAGGTGGCGCGCCCCGTGCGAACCGTGCGGGCCGGCTCGAAGGCGGCGCGGATGCGCTCCGGCCAGGCGGTGTAGGCCCGCTCCGAGACCTTGAAGCTGACCTCGACATACTGGCCGGGATCCT